GGCGCGACTATCGCTTAGCAGCCATCCTTATTGGTTCACCCTGTAAACTATAACAACAACGCCGTAGGCATCAACGAGGGGCGGCGGTCGGGGATGCGGTGGCCAAGACTGAGCGCAGCGAACTACAACCAACAACGCCGTAGGCATCCATCTTAAGGTTCACCCTATAAGCAAAGCGCGTAGGGCGCAGCCCGGAGCGCAACGGAGCGAAGGCGCAGAGCCGGGCGCGAGCGCAGCGAGCTTTGCCCGGCGAGTGACTAAGCGACATCCGCTGGGACTCACCCTACAAACTAAGGGCGGAGGGGCGAAGCCCCGGAGCCGGCCCTTAAATGGTAAAGAAAGACGGGGGGTGGGGTAAATCGCTGGCGATAAAGAATGGTGAAGGGGGCACCCAGGACTGCGGATATAATAAAAAATGAGTCGAGGGAAAAAATTATGCCAAAAAAATAAGTACCTGAAATCAGGGAAGTTATGACGACGGAAAATAGAAGATAAGAATTAATAGTCTAGCGTTAATGTTCTATTAATCTAAGTATTTGATTTTATTAAATTATGAACGATTACTTTAATATTTATTTAAGTTATTAATATTATTAAGTTTTATTTAATTTTATTTAAAAAAAGCAATGGCATACTTTTAGCATAGCGATTTGGTTCTGAAATCCATATTGATGATCTTGGAAACAGGGCATAAATGACCATTAATCAGGGTGTTTCAGTAGAGGCAAAAAATAGTGCGTGAAGAAAAATAGCTAATGGTTCCACAGGTTTGGTTTGTTGTGCTTCGCTTAAGATTATAGCGTGCTATAATAATTAAGATTCGTGCTACTGGCAAAATCCCCCTGGTAAAAAAACGCAACCCTATATAGGGAAACTTTTTAATATTAAATATTTACGTAAAAAAAAATAAGGGAATGGTCATTCAATCAATATTAATCATAATAATCAGTGTGGATACTCAACCCCTTAATTTCATTGGTTATTAATCATAATAATAATAATTTGATTAAAAACCATAAAACGTAATTTTTAATTTTTTCTATATGTATCTCAAAACCCCCTTTTTCGATATCTAAGTACTTGATTTTATTCATAATAATTATCGTGAAAAATGACCAATATCGCTATTATGACCATTATGGATCGCACCGATGCCATGTACTTACATAATAATTATATACACTTATGCGAAATGAAAAATTATTTGTGATCCAGGCGCAAAAAAGCAGTAATTAATAAATCAAAAATCGCACACCTTGGCACGCTTCTTTCCCAATCTCCGCAATCTCAGTGTTTTTAAAATTATTTTTAAAATCGATAAAAAAAATGCAACCATCTATTATTTTTTGCTGAACGTCTGGAGGGCAAAAAAGAACCGCCTCAGTGATCGGGCGTCTCTGAGGCGGTTTTAAAAAGGAGGTTCATGAAAAGCTGGGAACCAAGAGCCGGGAGCTGGTCGGGGCAGTTCCATGGCGTATTATTAAAATACTTGATTTTTTAATAATGTCAATATATTTTTAATCAAGATCAATATCAATATCAAAGGGGTTGCACCTTGGATACTTTCGACTTAATGGAACAAATAGCGGCCTGGAAGTTAAGCAAGATGCAGGTTGATTTTTGTCGCGGCTTTGCTCAGCACAACGATCTCACTAGGGCGATCATGGAAGCTGGGTACAAGATCACTAACCGCTGGGCGGTCGGGACTTTCAAGTCGAAGTTTATGACTGACTCCAGGATTCTAGGGTTGATAAAGATTTTCCGGGAGAACCCTCTGCTTAGGACTGATGTTTCCAGGGACGCGATCATCAATGAGGTTAAGAAGGTAGCGTTTTCCAATATCTCGGACTATATGGTTTGGGGTCCTGGTGGTGTCAGGCTGAAGGGTAGCGCCAAGATTCCACTGGCTGCAAGGGCTGCGATCAGCGAGATATCCGAGACGGTCAATAAGGATGGGGGCCGGACGATTAAGTTCAAGCTTCACAGTAAGATGACGGCTATCGACAAGCTGAAGGAGCTTGAAGAGGAAGAAGCGCAGAGATCGAAAGTAAAAGGCAAGCCAGGTGTGGACATTTTGAATATCAACATGGGGAACGTACGGATGGTGCTGTCATCCCCAGGTACGCGCAAGGCTATCGAACGGATATGCTCACAGTTTTTTAATATGGATCTGCAGCTAGATCCGAAACTTCAGAGGGCGATTGCTGAATATACAGGCGAAGCGACTCCGGCGCTTAGAAAAAAGATGCAAGATCCGGCTGCTGGAGCCGATGTGTCGGCGGCTGAATTCCTGAGAAAAATGGATGGTGGCGATAACATTCCGCAGGATAACGACATTGAAATGAGTGGTGATGAAGATGGAAATTTTAAGCCAGATCCTTTGCGTCCTGTCTATGGCGAGGGGGCGTTTGATTTACTTGATGACTTGGAGTTCGGCGGTGATCCGGACCTTGATCCGGAAAAAGCCAGGCTTGAAGAAGCTGCTGAATTTTTACAGGATTTTAATGAGGAAAATGAAAAGAGCGAGGAACTTAAAGGACTTACACCTGAAGCGAAACCGAAGCGGAAGCGGAAGGCAGGGAAATGAGCTGGAAAGAAAAGGCAGAGCGGGAAGGTATTCGCAAATCGGAAAACGCTTTTAAGAAGGAATACCGGCGCCTGCAAAACGAAACAGAGCCGATTGGTAGTTTAAACGCCGGCGAGAAAAGAATCGCCAACATCACACCAGAAGAATTATCTCAAGCCTTACCAACACCCTGGAAATATTTACCTCATACTTTTGCGATGCATTTATCGGAAGGACGCTGGCGCCCGTTCCGGTATTTGATTGTCCTGTCGCATATCCTGACAAACCTGGTGGCCAGGGGCGGAGCGCGGATTCTGGTAAGTATTCCGCCGCGACATGGGAAGGCTTTGCATGTAGATACGCCAATAGCAGTTCCTTCCGGTTGGAAAAGAATTGTTGATTTGAGAATTGGGGATATAGTCTTTGATGCATATGGCAAGCAAACAAGGGTTACAAACATTACTCAAGTCTGGAAAAATCGTAATGTATTTTCAGTGAAAACAGATACTGGCGGAGAGATTATTGCCGATGAAAAACACGAATGGGATGTAAGGCTGGAACGTAAACGTCCAGGTGTTACAACAATCTGGGAGACAGGGAAATTAGCGGCAAGAACTTCACCGCGAAATCCGCTTATTTACAAACATCACGGCCTGGATCTTCCAAATATAAAGCTGCCAATAGATCCATATACGCTAGGTGTATGGCTTGGCGATGGCAGGAATGCCGATGGAGATATTAGTGGCAGTCCTGATGATCTAAGGAAAATAAGAGAAAGAATTGAACGTGCTTATGAAATAACGCCTAAGAGCAACGATCTTCGTGTCGGCATAAAAGGCTTGCGCGTTAAGCTTCGCAATAACGATTTACTTCATAAAAAAAGAATTCCAATAAAATATTTGCGTTCATCGAAAGAACAACGCCTTGCATTACTGCAGGGTTTAATCGATACCGATGGTTATGTGGCAAACGATGGGCAAGTTGAATTTTGTTCAATACTTGAAGGCCTCGCTGAAGATGTAAAAGAGCTAGTCAATTCACTTGGATATAAGGCAAGCATAATCATAGGAAATGCAACATTGAATGGCCGCTTTATAAGCAAAAAATATCGCGTCATGTTTTATATGCCGAACGCAGCCAATCTTCAGAGAAAAAAAGAAAAATGTATCGAACCAAAAAGAACACCAAACCATTACATCACTGTAACTCCTGCCGGTAAATCTGACACTGTATGCATTGAAACAGAGGCACATACTTTCCTTGCAGGAAAAGAAATGATTCCAACGCGAAATTCGGAATTCATTTCGAAATGGTTTCCTGCCTGGTATCTGTCGAACTGGCCAGAGGACAAGGTTATCCTGACGACATACGAAGCGGAGTTTGCTGCATCCTGGGGCCGTCAAGTCAGGGATATCATTGCTGCCAACAGTGGTTTGCTGGGGGTTGGTATTTCCGCTTCATCCAAAGCGTCTTACAGTTGGGAAACTACTTACGGCGGTGGAATGAGGACCGCTGGTGCCGGTGGCCCGATTACAGGAAAGGGTGGACATCTTTTAATTTGCGACGATCCACATAAAAACTGGGCGGAAGCAATGAGTTTATCAATCCGCGAGAACATCCACAAGTGGTATGACTCGACATTTTACACCCGGGCCGACGAAGAAAGGACCTCGATCATTATCCTGCATTGTATGACTGGCGATACACCGGTAATGATGGCTGATGGTACGGATAAATATCTTAAGAATATTCGCCCTGGTGATGTTGTGGCTACATACAAAGATGGTTGCTTATCAACATCAAAGGTGATTGATTGGGTTAGTAATGGTCTTGATAAAGTCTTTGAAATTAAGACGACTTCTGGTATAGTTGTTAAAGCGAATGAGCGTCATCCATTCCTTATCAACGACAAAGGAGTTCGAAAATGGATAAGAGTGAAAGACTTACACCCGGACCACGAAATCTACCGGGTCAATGGGGGAAGTGGAAGGGAAAAATTTGTAAAGCAGGCGGATGCGATAAGCCAGTTATCTGCAGAGGTTACTGTGCACACCATTACAACGCAAAACGATGGGCAGATGGTGTCCGGCCTCCATCTGCCGCTACAGACTCCGAATCACGTTTTGCAGCAAAGCTCAAATATCGGTACGGGATCACATTGGAAACGTATAACAAAATTCTTGAAGAGCAAAATGGCTGTTGTGCGATCTGCAAACACCCACCAGAAAAAACCAATAGCCCAAAACACTGGAACTGGATGTTGTGCGTTGACCATTGCCACGATACTGGCAAGGTTCGTGGACTCCTGTGCAATGACTGCAACCTGCTTCTTAAGCGAGTCAATTCGGTCGAAGTTCTCGAAGAGGCCATCAGGTATCTCAGATTTCATTCTGGAAAGAATCGAATCGATAATCCCAGCAGGGATTGAAGAAGTATTTGATGTTCAAATAGCTGATACAGAAAATTTCATTGCAAATCAGCTAGTTAGTCATAATACCCGCTGGCACGAAGATGATATGATTGGCCGGCTGATAGCTAAACAGCAAGGTTATATCTACATCAGATTTCCTGCCTTGGCTGAAGAGGAAGATGACATCCTTGGCCGGCGCCAGGGCGAAGCGCTTTGCCCGGAGCGGTTCAGCGAGAAGATGCTTTTGGGTATTAAGGAAAATGTCGGCAACCAGATATGGGCCGGATTGTACCAGCAACGTCCTGCAGCCGAAGAAGGAAATATCTTCAAACGTAAAGATATTAACTACTACAAGGTGACTCCGATAATAACCAGCATCATGCAGTCATGGGATACCGGTTATAAGGACACGAAAGGATCTGCATATTCCGTTTGCCAGACCTGGGGCACAGGGCCGCTGGGTTATATCCTGCTTGATCAGTTCCGGGGGATGCTGGAGTGGCCGGAACTCTTACGGAAGGCGAAACAGCTCTACAATGACTGGCATCCGACTGGGGTCTTGATAGAAGACAAGGCATCAGGTCAATCGCTGATCCAGGATTTAAGACGTAACACCGCAATCCCGGTGATCCCGATCACACCTGAATTAAACAAGGTGCTTCGCGCCAGGGAAATTTCTCCAGTGTTCGAAGGCGGACGGGTCTGGGTCCCTGATTCGTCGATCGCCCCATGGATCGACGCCCTGATTGATGCCTGGGCAACGTTCCCGAATACGAAGTATCTCGATGAAACAGATACGATGTCGCAGATGATGAAGTATTGGTTTTACCGTTCATCGCTTGGCGCGATTGTTTCAGCTGGGCGCCGGGTAACTAATTCAGTCCTTGATGGTTTCCAGATAATACCGAACGTAAGGAATATCTGGCACCAAAGGTAAGGAGGAAACAATGCCGTTAATTCGTTATGAGGATGTCGTGAAAAATAAAAAAGATGGAAAAGATCCTCTTTTTATCGACATGGAAATTCTTGCTATGGCCTTGCACGAAGCGGGGCGCGAAGCTGTGGAAACAGGGGCAACGGTTGCTGCAGAAAAGTTTGGTGAACAAACGCGGAAGTTCCTGTGTTGGGAAGAGATCACCGAAAACGCTAGAGATGGGCGCCATATCCAGGCCCGATATTTGCTGCAAAAGTTTTATGTAATAGGGAAATGATAGTTTTCCTAACAGAACAAAAATATTTCTTGACAAGCGACAAATTATTGGCATAATCGCCTTATTAACCTTAGTTGTATAGTTTAAAGGGGATCGCGTCTTGGACAAAGGAATCGTTTCAAGCAAATCACAAGGCAATACAGCGAAGCGTTATACTTTCCGGACTTCTTCCGAAGCCTGGTATCAACTAGGCCAATATCTTCCAAACCCTGATAGGGTCTTAACGAAACGATCACAATCAATTGTCCTTTACCGGGAAATGCTTTCTGATGCCCACTTGTTGGCGTGCCTTGATTCGCGGGAAGCTGCTACCCTTTCTCACGACTGGACCATCGATCGCGGTGATTGCCCGAAGCGTTTGTATGATGTAATCTTCGAGTGGTTTTTTTCCATCCTGGAACGTAAGTCCTCTGTCGAAGATCTTTCCCGGGATGAACTGATCGCCAACCTAATGGACGTTGTCTATTACGGTTATCAGCCAGCCGAACTTTCCTGGGAACTGCTGCGCGGTTTCTGGGTTCCGTCTCAGATAATTCCCAAACCGCCCGAATGGTTCTGCTTTACTGTCCGCCTTGAAGACGGAATTCCTGAGTTACGATTTCTTTCCCGGGAAGAACCGTTTAATGGTGAACCTCCACCTGACCAGTTCACCCTGGTCTGCCCCCGCATTAAACCCAGTTTCGATAATCCATATGGGCGCGGTGTTGCCAGTCGATGTTTCTGGCCGATCGTATTCAAACGTGCCGGCACTGAGTTCTGGCTGAACTTCATGGAGCGATTCGGAACGCCATGGGTAAAGGGCACACTTGAAGATGGTGACGATGCTGCCTTGACAAACTTCTGCGCTGATCTCCGGGTTCTGGTACAGGATGCCGTAATTGCTGTCAATGGTCGGAAGAACGTCGAACTGATGGAGTCGAAGACTGCGTCTGGCGATAAGAATGGATTCAAGGAATTATGTGACTTCTTTGATTCTCAGATGTCCAAAACAATCCTTGGCCATACACTGGCTACAGATAGCAACGAAAAGAATTCTTATGCTGCTACGCGCGGAGCTTTGACGGTACGACAGGATTTAATCAAGCGCGACCTGCTGATGATTAAATCTTTTTTCAACGATATCATCAACCTTACTTTCCTTCGCAATGGTTATCGAAATACTCCGCGACCCACAGCCAGGCCATATTATGCTGAAGCAGCCGACACTGAACGGGCAACGCGAGACGAGGCTTTAACCCGTACCGGAATAAGATTTACGAAGTCGTATTACAAACGGGCTTATTCCTTGCAAGACGACGATATTAAAGACATTGTCTATCCAGAAGGAAAACAGGTTACAGGAATCCCAGCAATTCCTAACGACGATCCAGCGAGTGAACAAAAAATGGCCCAGCAAAAAGCTTTGAAAAACGACAAATCAGAACAGAAGTCGATAACTGGCTAGGAGGATTTCCGATGGCATGGATAGAAGTTTTTAGAACAGGAAAACATACTTCAAGTAATGGCACAACGAAAACCTGGAGCACGAAGGACCTTGAAGATATTGCCCTGAAGTACAATTCCCAGAAGGACCGCAAGGCCCCGCTGGTTATCGGACACCCGGCTAATGATGCTCCTGCCTTTGGTTGGACTGAAGAGTTAAGGGTGTTCAAGGACAAGATGTTCGCCTTTATCGGCGATATCAATACCTCAGTTAAGGAAGCTGTAAAACGGAAAGAATACCAGAACATTTCTATCGCCATTGACGGAAATGGATTGCTAAGGCACATCGGTTTGCTTGGCGCAGCGGCTCCGGCTGTAGCAGGTTTACAGCCTGTAAAATTCGCAGAAGGAATTACCTTCGAAGAATTTGACCTTCCCTTCACGGAGGACTCTTGCCTGCCGGAAGGTGTGACTTTTTCCGAACAGGAGAAGTCCTTAATGACTCAGTGGTTTGCCCGGCTCCATGGTGCTATTGCCCTCGTTGCTGGCAAAGGGATTGCGGACAAGGTATTTCCATCTGAGGAACTTAAACAGTTTGGATTAAACGTGAAACAGGAGGAAGAGGATATGGACATCAAAGAACTTGAAGGAAAATTCACTGCACTGGAAACTCAGTTCAGTTCCCTTCAGACTCAGAACGCAACGCTGCTATCCAGCAACACGGCGCTGACTGATGGGATGGCTGCGTTGCAGAAAAAGAACGAGGATCTTATTAAAGCCATAACCAGCCTTGTCAGTAAAACAGGAGCCGGAGAGTTTTCGGCATTCCTGGCAGAAAAGGTTAGGGAAGGCAAGATCGTCCAGGGTGAAGTCCCTGCCTACATGGAAGAATTCGCCTTGATGCAGAAAGCCCAGGAAACACTCACCTTCGCCGATGGCGAGAAGAACCTTGTTGAGCGGTTAAAAGATACTATCGACAAGAAGACGCCTGTTGTCAACACCAGCCGTAAAACGTTTGCCAACAAAACCGATGTAGCCACTACGACTGATGCGTCTAAGGTTCCTGCCGAATTCTCTGCTTTTGGTGATCTCGATGAAATGGGTATCGATATTGACGCCCAGGCCGTTGAGTACATGGAAAAGCATCCCGGCACGAGTTACGAAGTTGCCATCACCAAAGTCATAGACGAATAATAAAAATTCAAGGGAGGATATTTTACCCATGACAATCTCAGCTTTGCACACTGAACATCCTGTCCTTATTGTTACCATGGTTGCCAGCGGAGCTATTAGCGCCCGGCGATTCGTTGGTTACGATGGAGCGCAGGTAGCCACTAAAGGCGGACAGGCTCGTGGCGTTTCCCGCGATGCAGCTGCCGATGCTCAAGAAATCGAAGTTACCGTACTCGGAACGGCACTGGTTTGTGCCGGTGAAGGTTTAAGCGCCGGCGATGAAGTTACTTCGAATGCCCTGGGAAAAGCGGTTCTTGCCACAGGCGGGAACGCAATCAATGGAATTGTTGTACGCAGCCAGGCCACTGCCGGCCAGGATGTCGAAGTTGAACTCGTTGGCGCCAAGCTTTCAGTAGCTGCCACCACGACTACGACCACGACCACTACGACAACGACCACCACGACAACCACGACAAGCGCTGGTTAATAACAGAAGCAACGGAGGATAATTGCGATGTCAAAGTATTTCGAAGCATTAACCGAGGGGGTAAGCATTCCCCTAACCCGCCTGGCTTCTGGATACAAACCTCAAGGTCTTATAGCCGACCAGGTTTTCCCGGTTGCCAAAAGTGTCTTGAGAGCCGGCAAAATTCCGATTTACGGAAAAGATGCTTTCAAGATTTATGAAACTCTTCGTGCCCGGACTGCCCATTCCAACCGTGCCCAGACAGATCCCGATTCCTGGATCACGTTTGCCTGCCAGGAACATGATCTTGCTTTACCGATGGACCAGGCCGAACTCGACGAACTTAACGCGATCCCTGCTGACGCGCAGTTGAAAGCCCTCTTCTCCCTGGAGAATAGACAGCGCGTTCGAGTCCAATGGAACATGGCCCTTAAGGTCGAGAAGACCGTTGCCGATTTGGTTCAGGCCACTTCCAGTTTCACCCATTCCAACTATGTTTCCCTGACCACCACCGACTGTTGGAGTGAATCAGGTTCCAAACCGTCCACTGACATTGAGACTGGCCGTGAAGTAATTCGTGGCAACATCGGCGCCTATCCCAACACCCTGATTCTGGGAGCTACCACGATGGCCGCGCTGAAGTTCCATGCCGACTACACCGCGAAGATGGCCAACACTAAAGATCTCGTTGTGACTCCGGAACTGATTGCGATGCTCCATAATTTCGATCGCGTCATTATCGGTCTCTCGATGGGATTGAACGCTGATGGAAACTTCGAAGATCTCTGGGGTGACTTCGCACTGATGGCCTACATTCCCACTGGCCAGTTCCCGGATATCTTTGAGCCGTCTTTCGGTTACACAATTCGTCCGGCGTTTAGCCCGAAGCCGTTCCCGTATGTCGATATCTTTACCGAGGAAGGCGGAAAGATTGTCAATGTCCGCTGTACCGACAATTACGATCAGATATTCACCATGGATGCCTGTGGATACCTGATCAAAAATACGGTGAGATAATGTCTGTCGCATGGATATTTACCGCGTCCATCAAGTGGCGCGGTAAAATCTATCACCCAGGCGACCTGGCGAGGATGCCGGCACCTGAACGAAACCAGATAGCAGACTCGGTTATAAAGGTTCCAGACAATGACAAGCTCCGCCGTTTTCTTAATAGGTCAGAAGATCTCCGTGAGATTCCGGTGGAGCAAATTAATTCAATCCGGATTGAATCTTTGCAGTACCGTTTTTCTTATCAGTTCAGCATTCCCTATGACACAGTTATTAAGTGGAGCAGGGCTGAGCTAGAAGAACAGATTACCAGGAGAAACCAATGCCATACTGCACAGAAGCCGACATCAAAAAACTTCTACCCGAAAGTATGCTCATTAACCTCACTAACGACACTGCCGGAGCAACGACGATCGACGCGGTCAATCTGGGTGAAGCCATAGACCAGGCTGATCGTGAGATTGACAGTTACGTTTCCATTGCCGGATATGCAGTTCCCTTTGTCGTCGTTCCGCCTCTCATTGCAAACCTTTCGGTAAAGATGGCAATTTGGAATTTGCACCTACGAAAATATTTCAATTCGGAAATCTGGGAAAAGACATACAAGAGTTGCCTTCGTCTTCTTGAACGCATTTCCCAGGGCAAGCAGAAGATAGCGCCTGAAGTAGACGGGACTGTTACCGGAGCTTCCGGTGGCTATGCCTGCTCTTCCCGAACGCAGGAACTTGATCAGACTCTTTGGGATACATTCTAATGTCAACGTTCAAAGTAAATAGAGGTTCGGTTATTACAGCGATTTGCGGCGTCCTTGCGGCCTTGCCTGATTTTAATCTGGTAAAGCCATATGAGGGTGAAGTTTATCGATACGGTAAGCAGGAACAAATTAAGTCAGAAACCTTTGGCGCTGAAGTCAATCTTCAATCACCGTTTGCTTTAGTGATTTCCAGGGGTCGTCCGGTCGTAGAAAAGAGATCCGGAAACCGGAGTAAGAAACTTCGGCATGAGATCTCCGTTTATATCGGGATGACCAACACCCATAACTTTAATTCCACTACAGTTCCCCCAATCTTTTCCGTTCTGGCGAAGTGCGCGGAAACTCTCGACGGTTTAAGTCTTGGACTTGATGGCGCCGGAGTCCTGGAGCTGATAGACGATGGAGAATTTTTGGTCCAGACGGATCTCTATACCGTCTATGACCAGCGTTACTATCAACATGAAGTCGCATATTAATTGGAGGAAATAATCATGGCCGGTCCCGTTTACGAAAATCCGAACACGAACAACTATATGATCGGTAAAGGCATTCTTTATATCGCCAAGTTTGGCGCAACGGCGCCCGGCGTGTATGAGGATGTTGGTAACTGTACCAAGTTCGAGTTCGAAATGACAGAAGAGGAAAAGGAACATTTTGCTTCCCGATCCACAACCAAAGAACAGGATGCCGTTATCGTCATTCAGACTGGTTACAATGTTAACTTTGAACTTGATGAAGTTTCCATTGAAAACCTGCGCCGGTTCATCAAAGGAACTGTTGTCGGCGGAGTGTTGAATGCCAATGCTGCAGCCAATACCTATTACGCCCTGAAGTTTGTGTCCGACAACCCTGCCGGCCCGAATGGTGTATGGGAATTCTGGAAATGCAAGATCACCCCGAACGGCGCCTTTGCGTTGATCGGCGATGACTGGGCCGTTATGAGTTACACCGGAAAAGGAATGGCTGATCGTCTTAACCACGCTTCATGTCCATTCTTCCAGGTAACATTTGCAACCGTTGTTACGACAACTTCAACTACCACCACTACTACAACTGGTGGATAATACTTAACCTTCCGAACATGGGCGCTTCGGCGCCCATCCTTCACTAGAAAGGAAAGTCTTTATCATGTCTGAAAATGAAAACGCTCTTCGCCTTACGAAAGAAATCCAGATTGCCGGTAAGACTGTCATGGTTTCCGAGTTGACAGTTCGTGAAATCAAGCAGTTCTGGAAAGAACTTTCGGAATTATCGCTTGCTGAAGGATTCAGTCTTTCCCCAGGGATGATCAAACTTTGGGATGTGACTATCCAGGGTCTTGATGTCAGCGAGATTGATGACTATACGCCCTCCATCCTGAAAAAAGTTTACGATACCTTCCGCGAGGTAAATGCAACTTTTTTCGACCTAGCCAACCAGTTCGAAAACGGAGATCCAGTTTTAATCGAAATCCGGAAAGTGATTACGATGGCTTTAATAAGTCAATTTGCTGCCTTCTCGAACGAGGTCACACAGGAGTCCTCGACTACGGATACAGCTTCTTCGTAACTGCTTTAGATTACGCCTCGAAAAGAGATTCGGAATGGTTGGATGCCTTAAGAAAAACCATCGCGCTTTCGACAAGAATGGCGCAAGCCCCTGAACCTGCATTTAAGAAGTTCTTGAAATCATAAGGAATTGCCATGGCTATGGACGAACGAGATCTGGCTAAAGCCAGACGGGAATTACAGGAAACCTCTGATCGTCTCAGCAAGGACTTATCTCAAGCCAGGGAAATTGCTTCGCTTACGGCTAGGAACGCCGAGAAAGCCGAAGCGATCAATAAGCAGGTTATCGCTGCAGCCAAGGCCAAAGTTCCTGACGCCGGAACTATCCAGCGCCTTGGTTCGCTCTTCGCTCCGTTTAATCCTATCCCTTCTGTTTACGCCAGGAACAAATCAGAGGCGGAAGGAAGGAATAATCCGTCCCAATTAGCCGATGCTTTCTTCAAAGCATACGTTTCACAAGTCAAGAACAATATGAAGACCGCCTGGACTGGCAAGAATTATGCTGCCGGCCAGAAAACCTCCAAGGATATTCTTGTTAGCCAAAAGGGTTACGAGGATAACATCTGGACCACGCTTGCCGGCCTCGGTTTCGATGTCGCGCTTGACGTAACGAACTGGGGCGGTGGCAAGGCTCTTGGCCAGGGCGTTGCTAAGTTGTCGAAGTTCGGGATCAACGTTGCCAAAAAAATTCCCCAGGTAAACAAAACCCTCGATACGCTTGGTGGCGCTTTCAACATCTTCCATCAGATAGAAAAGAACCTGCCGGTAACTGACGTTGAGCAATTCAAATCAGCCTTCCGCGTGGCTGTGGAATCAAAGAACTTTTCAAAATTAGCAAACCTTGGTATCGATGTTACCAAGTATGCCGGAAAGAAAGCACAGACCTCAAAAGCTGGAGGGATCTTTAATACTCCTGAGGTCCACTCGATACTCGAAGAAGCCTTCCTTCCCGGGAAAAGCAGCATTGTCGGTAAAGTCCTCGATAGTACATCGAACTTTTACAAACGTGTCATGTCCTGGTCTCCGAAGTTCCAATCCCGAAACTTCATGGGCGCTCTTACTCAGGGCGTTTCCGAGGGTTCAGGTATTGGTGATTATTACAATGCTGCCAAACTAATGTATAACAAAGATAAGGGATCTACCGGAGCGCTCTATTCACAGTTAAAAGAATCTGGCGTCCTTTCCCAGACCGGTATGTTCGAGCAAGCATTAGGAAAGTTTCCCGGTAAGGTTGCTGCGTTTGGTGAATCGCTCCATCGTTCGGCCCTAGCCTTATCTGATTTGGCAAAAGGCAAGACTGTCGAAGAGGCCATTGAGCATACCGAACAAGTGTTCTATAAATACGCCCCGCAATACAAGACGGCTGTGGAAAAACAGATCTCCAAACTTTTTCCCTTCTATTCCTTCCAAAAAGGACAACTCGCCTATTGGCCTGAAGCCCTTACTAAGAAAGGTGCCTTCTGGAACAACATGGCAAAAGTAAAGGGTGGTACTGAACCAGATACCGAAAGCGACAAACCTTCCTGGTGGAAGGATATGTTTTCGGTTGGTAATGTTGGCAATATCGGGTTCCAACTGGAAGACTTCCTGAAAAACGTTACGCTTGATACAAAGAATATCTGGAGCCAGATTCAACCGGTATTGAAAGGCATTACCGAGGGCGCCCTTGATTGGAATGTTTTTAAGGGGAAATCGGTTTCCGGAGATAAGGGCGCCGATGGTTATCAGAATCTTGGTGCCTTTGGTAAGTTGGTTGGATATGACGCCAATTCTCAGACTACGAATCCCTACATGAAGTGGATCGCCGAGACGATGGTTGGTCCGTTGCTGCAGCCGATTAAAGATTTTTTCGATCCTAATAAATCAGTTTGGCGATCGCTTACATCAGTCCGTCCGTACAATCTCAGCGAAGAAAGGGTCACCTGGCAGAAACAACAGGAAAATGCAGCGCAAGGTACGTTCTGGGAACACCTTGCTAATCGTCTTGGTTTAAGCCTTGGCGCTTCCACTACGTCAACGCAGAACCAGACTCCGATTCCGGTAATGATTGCCGGTGTAAAGACCGAAGCAATGAAGGGTTGGGCGAAAGCCACGGAACAATCCATGGGTTCATATTGGACTGCTTCCCAGCAAACCGATTCCTCCGAAGTATCCAGGGTCCGCGCGATTAACAACCGGGAAAAACTGCTCGAAGATATTTCCCGGATCACTGCCCAGTCGCAGAACCCGGTAAACAATGCTTACATTTCTTATCTCAATAAGTTTTAGATCGGAAGA